CCCCTGATTTTTATCAATTTCCAAGTAACGCTCCTCAGTTACGTTTTGTTGTTTAATAAATAAGTCTTTTCATCATTAATTAGGAGAAATCAATTATGCGTACCGGATTTTATATTGTAGGTATCTTAAAAGGTTATAAATCTTCATCTTTCACTAATCGAGAGACTGGAGAAGTAAAAGATCGTCATAACATGGGGGTTCAATTACAAGAGCCTGATGGTTATGGCGGCTATAACACGTCAATTCAAGAAATTAAGATTGATGATCGTTCTATGAATGATGTGTTAAGAAATACGATTAATCGCTTAAAGGATAAAACGGTAATGGTGCTTGTTTATCCTCGTGAATGGGCTATGGAAAATGGCCGTAAAGGTATCACTTACAATTTTGATGAAAGTTCAATCATAGAAGAATTGAAATAATGCGTGAATTTATAGAAATGGTAGGAGCGAGTTTTATTGGTTGTAGTCTTGCTCTAACAATTTTTTATTTATTGGTATTTCATTTATGAGTAATGAAATCGAGATTACAACGAAGTTATGCCAATCTCAATCAGGTATTAGTTGTAATGAAGTGGTTTTGAAAATACCACAGACAGAGGCCGTCAAACTTCAATCTGTGGCATTTTCAGGTAATGAAAATCAAAACTTTTCGGCACAGGATTTCATTCATCATGTCGATAGTTTTGGCTTTTCATTTGGTCTGGTGCTTATTTTTTATTTGATAGCTAAATCTGTTGGTTCAGTTTTAGCTATTTTTAGATAAGCACTTTATTCTAACTCAGTACAAGGAGTTTAAAATGTCAAATTTAAAAAAATATCTTGTTTCAGCAGTTGTTTTAGGTTCTTCAGTTAGTGCTTTTGCTCAAGGTGAAGCAGCTCAAAAGGTACAAATTGATGTGTCTAGCATGCTCAATCAAGTGGACTTTTCTACAGTGATTGCTGGTATCGTTGCTGCCGGTGGCATTTTGATTGGTCCTCGAATTGCTAAAATGGGAGTTCGATTTATTTTGGGTTTATTTGGCCGCTAGGGAAAAAGGAGGGAATCCCTCCTTTTTTATTTATTAATTAATGATAAAGGGCTAGGTAATGTTTTTATGGGATTTAATGTACTTTTTTCTTGGAATAGTTTGCGGATTGGTCGTAGTGCTTGGTTTGAACAATTTTTAGTAGTTGTATTTTTTGCTTTTTTTTGTGGTTTGTCATTTTCTGCGGATAGACCGTTTACTACTGAAAATAAAACTAAGGTAATTGTTAAAGACTTACTTGAGAGATCTTATAACAGGACATACAACTTACCTGCAGTTATTCCTAATTCTGGCGCATCTACAATGCAAGAAGTACGTAGAGCAAATGTTTTACGTAGTATTGCTAAAAAAGCGACTAGAGCATCAGGAGCTTTATATTCTAAACATCCTATTACGGGTTTAGCGGTTACTTTTGGTTTGGGATATTTTACTGACCAGTTGATTGATAGTGCTTTTCAGAAATTTACTTCTGCCTCTCAAGATTCATTAGGTTTTTATGTGATGGCGCAAGATCCTAAAACAGGTATGTTAGAGAAGGTTTATTTAGAGGAAGAGCCATCTTTATTTAATCCGGTGTTTGTAAATCTTCAAGATAATATGGTTTTTACTTATGAAGATGCTTATGGTTCTTGTCAAACATCTTCTCATGATGAAACGCTTAACTGTGCGATAAATAAAGGTTTTGAAGAAGAGGCTAAGCGTGCGCCATTAAATTCAACATTCAGTGATTTTAAAGTAGTTTCTAAAGAAAAAAGCCCTATTTATTCTGATGGTTTTGTAGTTAATTTTTCCTTTAAACAATGTATTAAAGGTTCAAGTGAGTGTTATATACAAAGAGATTTATTTACTGTTAGGGTTATTAAGCAAAATAAAAGAGCCGCCTCTAAAAAACCTCAAGTCCTTTGGGGGACTCAAGTCGTTCCAGAGAATAAAGTTATCTTAAAGGATGATGCACAAATTTCTAGTTTTGCAAAAAATGCGGTTTCATTAAATAGTGATGAATTCACCGATGAAGAAAGAAAAGTGATCTCTAATATTCAGCCGAGTGATGTTAGAAAATATTTTACAGACCCATCTTTAAAAGCTAAAGATTTAATTGGTTTTAGATATTCTGATGATATGTTTGATGATGTTAGCAAGCCAAATAGCTCTAGTAACACTAAACCAAAAGAAGATAAAAAACAGTCTGAATCAATATCAACTTCTACATCAACATCAGGACAAATTGACCTATCAGCTCCAAATGTTGATATGCCAGAAGTTAATCCTCCTACAGCACTTCAAATACTTGAGCCTTTTAATGATTTTTTCCCTTCTTTAAAAGATTTTAAGATTTCAGAAAGAGAAATTCAGTGTCCAGTTTGGAGTGGTCGCATTCCATATTTAGAGGCAAATGTAACTTTAGATGGCCATTGTGATTATGTAGAAAGGAATAAAAGCATCATTTCATCTTTGATGTTATTGATTTGGGGGATTATTTCTTTGAGAGTTTTATTGAGCGCTTAAGGAGGGATATTTTATGTATGGAGTTATATTTGCAGCACTATCTTCTTTAATGCAATTTTTGATTAGGGGAGTGCTTGCAAAATTTTTTGTATTTTTTGCTTTATTTTACATTACGACTGAGTTTATTCCTGTGGTTATAGAATTGTTTTTACCAAAGGATATTCCAAATATAAAGGACTTATTTAATGCTTTGCCTAACTCAATTCTTTATTTCTTGTACGTTCTTAAGGTTCCGACAGGTATAAGCCTTTTAATTTCTGCTTTGTTGTCTCGTTTTATCATTCGCAGACTTCCTGTTATTGGATAAGGCGGTATTCATGGCTATTTCTGCTTATGTTGGATTACCCGGGCATGGAAAATCTTATGAGGTGGTTAAATCTGTCATTATTCCTGCTATATCATCGGGGCGTAGAGTTGTATCTAATATTTATGGTTTAAACAAGCAATTAATAGAAGAGTATTGCTTATCGAAAGATAAAAAATTATCTCAAGAAAATTTAGGTGAATTAGTGGTTGTAGATAATGATGCTTGTTTAGATGCGGATTTTTATCCTTATAAAAACGCAATAGACAATAACATTGAAACCTTCTGTAAAGCAGGGGATTTGATCATTATTGATGAGGCTTGGAGATTCTTTCCAAAGAAAGAAAAAATCAACGATAACCACTTTTCATTTTTGTCTGAACATCGTCATTTTACAGATAAAAACGGCATTTCTTGTGATTTTGTTATTCTTAATCAAGATTTAACTAATCTACAGCGTGAATTGGTAGAGCGGATTGAAACCACATTTAAGATGACAAAATTGGTTGCCGCAGGATTAAAAAGTCGTTATCGGGTTGATGTATTTTCTGGCAATAAATGTTGGAAAACAGCAAAGACCGTTAGTTATCAAGAAAAATATGACAAATCAGTTTTCCCACTTTATAAGAGCTATGAAACTGATAATGGTAGAGAATTAGTTACAGATAAACGTCAAAATGCGCTAAGTAAATCGAGTATTAAATATATCGCTTTCATAGCGTTACTTGTTTTTGGGTTTTCATTTTATAAGTTGTTTACTTTTTTTAATCCAAAACAAGATACCGCTCAAGAAACAACACAAGAGCAGTCCATAGAATCAATACCAGAAAATCAGGCTACTTTTATTGAAGAACAGAATAATTTTGTTCAATCACAAGCTGCACCTTTATCAACTCAATGGCGCATAACAGGGGAGTTACAGAAGTCTGGAAAAAGTTTTGTGATTTTAGCGGATAACCAAGGAAATTTACGTTTAGAACCTCGTTCAAGCTTTAATTTTACAGGTCGGATGCTAGAGGGGATTATTGATAATCAACGAGTAAATTATTATTCAGGAGTAAAACAATGAGATTACAACGTAACATTTTATTTTTCTTATTTATGTTTGTTTTTGGTTATGCTCAAGCGAAAAATATTAATTTCAAATTGGAGGCTGTGCCATTACCTAAAGCTGTAGGAATGATTTATGACGAAGTTTTAGAAAAGCCTTATATGTTAGATCCCAAACTGGCCGCAGATACACGTTTGATTAGCTTTCATACAACTGAAAATCAAGATTTTGGCCAATTTATTACACGATATTTTGAAAATATGAATATCAAGGTTTATGAGAAAGGCGGGGTTGTCTATCTCGCTCATGTTGAGCCTAAGCCCGTAAAAATTATCAAGAAAAGCTTTGTTTATAATCCTATTCATCGTGATACAGAATATTTAGCCCAATTTCTTCAAGGGGAAGGTCAAGTATCAGCAAGCGGTGATAAGCTTGTTTATTATGGAACAGTTGAAGATATTTCAAGAATTAAATCTGTTTTACAGTCTGTTGATACGCCAAGCCGTGAAGTTGTTGTGACAGGCTATGTTTTTGAAGTGCAAGATGTAGCAAAAGAAGGAAGTGGAATTAATCTTTTGGCAAAATTACTTTCAGGAAAGCTAGGCATTAATATTGGATATAAGCAAAATTACGAGAACTTTATTACGGTTAATGCCGGTAATCTAGATGCAATGATTGAGTTATTTCGTACCGATGAGCGTTTTCAGGTCGTTAGCAGTCCTACTTTGCGTGTAAAATCAGGCTCAAAGGGTAATTTTTCGGTAGGTTCTGATGTTCCTGTATTGTCTAACGTGACTTATCAAGATGGCCGCCCAGTTCAGTCTATTGAATATCGATCTTCTGGTGTGATTTTTGATATTCAACCAACTATAAAAAGCAATGCGATTGATTTAAAAATCAATCAGCAGCTCTCTAATTTTGTGAAAACTGATACTGGAGTAAATCAGTCTCCAACACTGATTAAACGTGACATAGTAACTGATGTAACGGTTAAAAGCGGTGATGTGATTGTTTTAGGTGGGTTAGCTGAAAATAAAATTACAGAAGGTGAAACTGGCTTTTCTTTCTTGCCTAAAGGTATTTTAACAGGGAAGTCTAAATCTAATACAAAAACTGATATAGTTATCTTGTTACAAGTGAAGATGATTTAAAAGTAAAAGCCGCAAAGGGTAAAGGCGTTACACGCCTGCGCTTTGTGGCTTTTACGATATAACTTAACTATAGAAGAATTGATATGTCAGAATCAGTGATGAAGAAATAGCTTTCCTGATAAATTGGGGTGTCGGGGGAAAATGCAGTGCATTTTCTCCTGACGTAAGGGGCAGCGGCTGCAGCCCCGTAAACCCTGCTCAATGTGTTTTGAAAAAATGAATATGTTGCGCGTTCCATTCTTAAAAAAATCATAAAATTAAAATCGCCCCTGTTAAAAATTTATTATTTAAAACATCCTCAAAAAGTTAATGTGAAACGTTCAAAAGGCTTTGCATTTTCTTTACATTTCTATTGTATAGTTCAATAACTTTTAAAAAACTCATGTTACAGTGCATGAAATTTCCATATTTTGTATTGGCTAAGCAGTATTCGTGACCTGTGTATAACTCTGTGATCTCATTAATACGTAGTTTTCACTAACCT